TGTACGGGGTGCCGTACATTTCGTACCACTCCATAACGTAGCCCTCGCCGAAGTATGCGGAGATCAGGCGCTCGACGGCCCACTTCGTCCCGCGCTTGCGTTTTATCTGCTGGGCGAGTTTCAGCGTTTCCCGTTTTTCCTCCAGACTCATGCCGGTGGAGTCGTACCAGTCAACGTCAAGCTCCCACGCCAGCTCGTCGAGCTCGGCCTCGCTCATGCGGTCGATTTCGTCCCATGTCCGGATCGAAGGGATCCGGCCTCCGGGTTCGCTTATGAGCTTATTCATGGCTTTGCTGAGTGCGATCGCTGCCTCGTCGTCCCGCATGAAGGCAGGCAGCAGGCGCAAAAAGTCCAGATCGGACACTTTCATGCCGCCCATGTTCTCGCCTCCTTTCTTAGTCCTTTACGACGTGCTGCACGTTGATTTTGCCGGAAAACTTCGCCACGGTGGTGCTCGGCAGCTCCTTGTATTCCGGCTTGGTGATGATAACGCGGGTAGCTCCGATTGGGTTCTCTACCCAGTGAGGGCAGAGGATCAGCTTCCTGAGCTCGTCGGGGTTTATATCCTGATCCAGTGTGGAGCCCTGCCAGTAAATGTACCGGTTGATCGCTCCGTCCGGGCCCTCCACATTCTTGACGACTTCGGACTCGTTGGCCTTGGTCGTGTAGTAGGTGAGCTCTATGTCGTAAAGCTCGGTGGCCGGGGCCTCCACCTGCACCTTGTCCGTGAGCGGCCTCACGTCGTCGGCTGCGCAGCTTTTCAGCACGTCCTCCAGAATATCCTCGTCCGGCAGCTCGCCACCGGCGCATATAGGCACGATTTTGACGCGCCCGTACATGTTACGGGCGATCCTGATATTGACGGTCTCAGCGGCCGCCAGAGCGCCGGAGAGGGCCAGCGTCAGCAGCTCGTCGTCGTAGCTTGCCGTATAGTCAGCACCGGCCACGGCTTCGCCGCCGCCCGGCAGATACACCACCAGCGTGTCCGGCAGCAGATTGGCACCGCCTTGGAAGGCGTGCCCCGCGTAGGTTTGTAGCGTCCGGGTGATCGTTTCCTTTTCGGACTCCACCACGGCGTCGGTGACAAGAGGGTTTGCACTCAACGCCCAGTATTTGTAGGCTTTGGCCGGGCCAGCGGTGCTGAGCTTGTTTTCTGCCTGCCGGATCCTTTCCCGGTATTCTTCGTCCCCCTCACGGTCGCCGCCCCCTCCGGTGGCTTCGGTGTTTGTCACATAGTCGATCAGCGGCACGTCCGACACGTCAACAATCTGGGAGAGCTCCCCGATCGCCATGTCGTTATATTCTGCGCCTCCTTTTTCGGCGGTGGCCTCCACGTCCACGGTGAGGGCCCCGGCGTATAGCACGACGGTGGCGTCTGTCAGGAAGTAGTGAACGAAGTCGCCAGTCACTCGGAGCCCGGCCGGTATGATGATATTCGACGCCATGGGCTCGGTGATCCCGAAGCGCAGCGTCGTGGTGGCGTAGGTCGGATTGAGGCGCGGCGTGTCCCGGTTTTCGCCCAGCGCGTCCAGAACGGAGCCGCGGGCATACCGGAGCATTTTCTGGCGGCAGGCGTCGTTTACGCTGTTATAGACAGAGACGATCACCTGCGCCAGAGCCTCGCCGAAGATCCGGCGCTCGTCGCCGGGGTATAGAGGCTCCCGGACTCCGTTTTCCAGATCGCCCAGTATGGTGTCGTACACTTTCCCGGCGTCTGTTTCAATAAATTTGAGATCGCTCACTTGTCCGTTTCCTCCTTTCTTCTGGTTATATCCACAATGGTGTCAAAGTCGCCGCTCCGCGCTTCGGCGTCAGCAGCGACGGCCTCGCCGTCCACCCGTGGCTCATAGGTTTGCAGCAGCCACTCCACGTCTGCGGCCGCTTCGTCTGCGGCGTCCGGTTGGTCGATCAGGGCACCGTCCCGTCCCCTGATCCGGTCGTATGATACCTCGCCCCGCGTGATTTTCAGCAGATTGGTGGCGCATACCTCCGGGCGGCCGTTTCCTTTTGCTCGCATGGCCTCCCTCCTTTACACGAGCGTGACTTCGCTCAAAAATACCCAGCTGTTGATCCCGTCAGGGTGGCCGAGCAGTACCTTGTTCTGGCTTTCCTTGATCTGGCTCACCTTATGGCTGCGCTCTTTTACCCAGCCGGGGATTGTCTGGCCGGTTGCATATTTCTGGCCGGTGGGCCTTACATAGCAGCCGACGGTGATTGTTTTCGCCTCTGCCTTTGCCACGGCTTTGTTCTCGGTCTTTTTCGCGGACTTGGCCGAGGTGCTGGCCCCCACTTTCAGAGCCGAGGTGCTCACCTTCACGTTGGTGGTGTCCGGATCGTACTCTTTGAGCTCGAAGGAGAGCGTCGCCAGCCTCATGCGGCCGAAGTCGTCGATCTTGACGTTGCTCACGCTTACCTTGCGGAGCTGGAGCTTCGGGCCCAGCTTTTTGCCGCCCAGATAGAAATAATTTACTTTTGTAACGAGCTTTTTCCAGCTCTCAATCTCGGCCCTCACGTCCACGCCTGCGCCGCTGTGCAGCACGGTGGTGAAGCTGAGGGGGAAAAGGTCAGTGCCGCGCTCGTTGGTGGTTTTCTTTTCCTCTGTGCTGGTGTTGTTGTCTGCTACCTGCGAATAAGAAAAGGCCAGCCCCTCCAGAGCGACGACTTTCTGCGGTGTTACGGCCCATGTTTTCGGGCCCCATTTTGCCATTGTCGCCATGTGATCCCTCCTTTTAGTTCGGCCCGCTGGTTTCTCCATGCACGCCGGTGTGGGTGTGCTTTCTCAGGCTTATGCCTGCGGCCGTCACGTCGCCGTCTGGTACGGCTGCGGTTATGGTTCCGGCCGTCAGCTTCGGCAGATACTCGCCCCACTCACCGTCGGCGCGTCCGAGCAGCAGGCCGGTGGAGTCGTCAAAAACGACGTACACCACGGCCGTGCCCTTCTGGAGCTTTCCGGTGTCACCACGGAGGTGCCACGGGATCACGATCTTGGCGGTCGGCTTTGCGCCTGCGTCAGAAGGCACCACGCGGGCGGTGTTTCCTTCAATGCCAGCGATCGTCCCTTTGTTTATTTGTCCCATTTAATAGCCCTCCAGTAGATCCCTGAAATAAACGGTTGACTTGTTCCCCACGAAGTCGTGCCGGACTTTATGCACAAATACGGTGCCGTCCCACATGCCCGCCTTCGCGGTGCTGATTGTCACCAGACTGGCCGCAGCGTAGCCCGTCATTAGAGCCTTGGAGAATTGCCCCGTCCTGCCGTATTTGTTGGCGTTCCTGAGCAGCCCCTTGGCGAAGCGGGCCGCCTCGGCGTTGCTGGTGGCTTTGATTGCGATTTCCGGCCGCAGCACGGCGCTGTTTGAAGCGTCGGCCACGAACTTGCCGGAGAAGCTGCCGCTTGCGATCTCGCAGGATCCGTACATGGCTTCGCGGTCGTCCGCGTACTGGAAAACGCCGTTTTCGTCAATCTCCAGACTCCCCGCCGGTGCCTGCCCCTCAATGTATTGCTCATTGTAGGCCAGCAGGGCCCCGTCAAATATGAGCATTTGGCAGCCCTCCAGCGTGCAGAGGCGGGAAAAGAGGGCGAAGTCGCTCTCGTTTTCCTGCTGTATGTACGGGTATAGCTGATCCTCGCAGCCGTAGTTTTTGAAGTCGAGGCCGTGGCCTGCGGCAAATTCATTTGCCAGTTGTAAAAAGCGCACGCCCTCCCAGCTTTTGGACTTTCGGATCTTGCCGGTCTTTGGCATTGACATGGCCCGGATCGTGAAAAGCCCGTTTTCGGGTTTCATGGAGTGTATGAACATTTTTCCGGTGTCGCTCGCGCCTTCCTTGAAGCGCACCGTGTCACCGGCTGCCGGTTGCCATTTGCTCCACACGCCCTTGGTGTCGTTGAAACGGATCACGAGTGTGTCGGCTTGCTTTTCCGCGAACATTTCATGCACGCAGTAGTTCACCGACACGTCGCTGTATATGTCCGTCCCGTTGTAAAAAAAAATCAAGTGTCGCCCTCGTCGTCAGATCCCCGACGCCACGGCGGCAGAGTTTCCGGCGTCTCTGCGTCCTCGACGATCGGCAGCCGGAGGGCCACGTTTGCGCCGAAGATTACCACGTCCGCATGGTCGGGGTTAAAGTCAATGATATAATGGGCGAGCTTTTCGTCGCCGTACATGTCGAGGGCCAGCGCGTCGAAGGTGTCGCCTTCGCGCGTGGTATATTCCTTGTAGGCTGTTACCCTACGCATACTGCGCCACCTCCCGCATTTGAATAAATTCCTCCAGCCAGTCGAAGAACTCGGCCTCGTGTGCTCTGAGCTGGGCCATAAAGTCGTCGGTGTCGTCGCCGGTGTTTCCCGTCTGGATCTGTGGGCTCCATGTGAAGCCGGAGAAGTCATAATAGATCACCGTGCTGGCGTCGTTTGCGAGACTCCCCAGAGAGAAGTCGTCCAGCGTGAGCAGCTTCCCGGCCGTGCTCGTTAGCCCTGCGCCTTCCCCGGCAGACGTGCCGAGGGTTCCGAGCATTTGTCCGGCTTTTTCCCAGATAGCCACGTTTTCGTTGTGGTATCTCTTATCGAACGAGATCACCGCCTCCATGCCCGCCTCGCCTGCGATTGATACGCCGTCGGTAAAGCCGCCGGTTGCAAGCATTGGTATGGTGGGAATATCGATCCCGAAGGTGTTTCCTCCCACGATTGGCACCCAGTCTGGTATTGTTACGCTGATACTGTTCAGCGCTCCGATCGCCTTGTTAATCAGGCCGATCACGGCGTTGATCGGTGCCTTCACGATAGCCACGAGGCCGTCCCAGAGGCCGCCGAACACTTGCACGATCCCGTTCCACGCTTGGCTCCAGTTCCCGGAAAATACGCCGGTAATGAAGTCGATCAAGCCCTGAAAAATAGAGGTTAGGCTCTGAATGATAGGCTGGATCGCCTGAATGGCTGCACCGAGCACGGAGGTGATGATGTTCGCCACCGCCGAGAGGATCGGCATAATTGGCTGTAAAATGGTCGAGATCAGCGTTGCGAATATCTCAATAAGCGGCTGGATCGCTGCCATGATGAGGTTCAGGATCGGCTCCACCAGTGAAATAATAAGGTTCAAAATAGGCTGCAATAGCGAGATCACCATGTTAAGGATCGGCGTCAGCGCGTTGAGGATTTCCACGAGCACCGGCAGCACGGCGCTGATTATCTGCGTTATGATCGGCAGTATCGTGTTGATTAGCTGGATCAGGACGGGCAGCACGGCCTCCACGATCTGAGTGATGATCGGGAGAATGGCCTGCACGAGCTGGAGCAGCACCGGCAGCACGGCCTCAATTATCTGCATAACGAGCGGCAGCAGTTGGTTGATAACGTCCACCAGAACGGTGAGCACGCTCTCAATAATCTGCGTCAGCACGGGGAGCAGCTGGTCGATCAGGCCGATAATAACCGGCAGCAGCTCAGAAATGAGCTGGATCAGGATCGGAAGCACGGCCTCGGCTATCTGCCCGAAGGCGGTCAGGACGGTGCTTGCTATTTCCGAGATTAGCGGCATGAGCTGGTTCAGCATGTCGCTGATTTTGCCGCCCAGCTCCGAAAAGCTGCCTTGCAGTTCCTCCCATACGGCCGTCACATTGTTGCGGAAGTCCTCGTTTGTTTCCCATAGGTACTTGAAGCCAGCAGCCAGCGCGGCCACTATGGCGATTATTGCCAGCACGGGGCCGGGGATAGCAGCGATCGCAGTCTTGAAGCCTGAGAAGGCCCCGGAGATTTTGCCGATCTGGCCCACGATTGAGCCCCATTTCATAGCAGCGATCACGGAGCCGATCGTTCCCAAAATTATGCCGACTTCTGGCAGGTGGGAGAGCAGCCACTCGACTGCCGGGCCCACGCGCTCATTGACGAAGTTCACGGAGTCCTTAATGGCGGGCGTCAGCTTTTCAGCGATTGGCTGCACCACTTCGGCCTTGACAGTCCGGCCCAGCTGGGAGAGCGAGCTCTCCAGCGTATCGTAGGCGGCGCTGTCCATTTGCGCCATAGCGTCCGAGGCGCTGTTTATGGCCCCCTCCGTGTTGGAGAGGGCGAGCACCGCCTCTTGGCCCAGATCCTCGTACATTGTACCCAGCAGGCCCACGCCTATGTTGTAGCCTTCTGTCGTGGTTTCGAGCCCGTCGAGCTCATTCACCAGCATGTTGAATACTTCTTTTGCGCTGTCGCCGCCTTTGCTCCAGTCCTCTGATACCTTTTCCCATGAAAAGCCGAGGGCCTCCACGGCGTCCTTTGCGGATCCGTCGCTCATTCTTATGTTGAACTCCTTCACCGCGTCGCCGAGCTTATCGACGCTCCATGTGCCGGACTCTACGCCGTTCGCCAGCATGTTGAACATGTCGTCGGCGCTGTACCCTGCGTTTTTGAACTGGACGCTGTACTCGTTGATCGTGTCCAGAAGGTCGTCGTTTTGGTTGAGCCCTTTCTGTGCCCCCTGCACTATGAGGTTGAAGGCTTGATCGGAGGTTATGCCGAATTGATCCATGAGGCTGTTCACGCCCCGCATACTTTCCATAATGTCGAAGCCGAACACGTCCTCCAGCGCGATCGCGTTCTTGGTTACGTTCGCCAGTGAAGCGTTGTCGAGGTCGTCCGTCATTTGGATCACGGTGCTGAGTTTCTCGGAAACGTCGCCGAGGCTCTCGCCGTAGTTGGCGTTGTAAACCTCGTACATTACGTCCTCGAAGCCTTCCATTTCGGAGGACGTGGCCCCGGTTCTTGCCTCCAGCATAGCCAGAGCGCTGTCCCCTTCGGTTGCCAGCTCTTTGAAGGCGTCCACCGCCTTGCTGATTGCCTCCGTTGCAAGGTTGGCAATAACATTTTTCAGTACGGTGTAGCCCTCGCTGGAGTCCTCGGCCTGCTGCCCGGCGTCCTCCATGGTGTCGCCGAGCCGGTCGGCTGCCCGCTCTGCGTTTTCAAGCTGCTGCCGGTTTTCGCCCAGCTCGCCAGACAAGCGGCTGATCCGGCCCGCGAGCTCTTGGGCCTCGTCGGAGCTTTCGCCTTGTTCGAGCACGAGGTTGGCGTATTCCCTTTGCAGCGCTTCGAGATCGCCCTGCTGCTTGCTTATGGTGCGCTGCAGCGCCTCGTATGCGTCGGCGGTGTCGTCCTGCGCGTCGATCAAGTCTCTGGCGGCGCGTTCGGCAGCTTCGAGGGTGTCGCGGTTTTCGTCCAGCTCGTCGCTCAGGTCTTGGATCCGGCTGGCGAGCTGCCGGGCCTCGTCGGAGCTTTCCCTGCCGCTCACGATATAGTCAGCATATCCGCGTTGCAAGCTCCTGAGCACGGACTCCTGAGCGCCGATTTCGTCGGCCAGCCTTGCGGCAGCTCCGGCGCTTTCCAGCGTTTCCTCGCTCATTTCCTCCAGCCGGTCAATGGCCTGCCGGATCGCCTGCTGTAAAGAAGGACTGAGGGTACCGGCGATTTCGATTGTAGATTGTAAAGTCCTGCCCGCCACGTCCTCACCTCCGTTTCACATGCTTGGGCTTTCGGCCTATCGGCGGCCGCTTTTTTTCTTGGCGCTTTCGTTCCTCCGCGAGATCCTCTGCGGCCTCCGCGTATTCCAGAATAAAGTCGGTTACTCTTTTTCTTTCGAGGTCGGCCGTGCTGGTGTGGTAGACTCTGGCGTAGTCTCGGTAGGCTCGCCGGAGTCGTTTTCCTGTTGTCCCTGCTCCGACGTGAGAATAAAATTTCTGCCGATTGCCATTACCTCCACAACGTCGCGCCCCTTGATCCTCTCCACGTCGGAGAAGTCATAGGACGGGTTCACGGCTATGATCGCAGCGAAGCCGAGGTATAAGTGCAGGCCCACGTCAAACTCGGCCGCCGGGGTGATCGTGGTGTTTTTCATGCCTGCGGCTGCCTTTTTCTTGGCCTCTGCTGTGGCGAAAAGGATCCCGTCGATCTCGTTCGAGTCGTAGGTCACTTCCTTGACTTCCTTCCCGTCAATCATTACCGGGTTTTTGAGGGCCAGCGTGCCCTTGAAATAGTTCTTTTTTTCTTTCATGGTTGGCTCCTTTCAAAAAATCAGGCCCGCCAGAGGAAAGTCCGGCGGGCCCGTTTGTGTTTGGTTTTGTTTACAGCAGGCTGTTGATCTCGGCCATGTAGTCCTTGCCGTTAATGCGGAGGATCTGGCTGAGCCTATCCACGCACATGTACTCGGTGCCGTTTGCGTAAATCTGCTGGCGCGTCACGTTGTAGGTGTTCTCTGCCTCGGTGGCGGATCCCACTTCGACGCCCAGCTCCGGCAGCGCCCCCGGAAGGGTGCGCACAAACGCCTTGCAGCCTTCGTTTGTCTGGGAGCCGTCGGACTTGACGACGTTCTGCACCCAGCGGAACTCAAGGTTCTGCTTTTCGAGCTTGCTCAGGCGGCTGAGGCCCATGTCCACGCCGATCTTCGTGATCGCAAGCTCCATATTCTCCAGAAGCCCGATCAGCGGCACGGTCAGGTTTCCCATGGCCTGAACGTCGGCAGTTAAAAACTCAATGCCCGGCAACGTGAAGGTCACGTCCTTGGCTACCAGAACGCCGCCAGAGTAAACAGTGTCGGCTACTACCGGCCCTTTAATGTCTAACCATTGTCCCATTCCTTTGCACCTCCTTACTCATTCCCGAAAAATGCGGCGAAGCCCTCGTCGGTGTAGCATACGCGGGCGGTGCCAGATTTGAACGGCGGCGTGTTGGTGACGGCGAAGTCCCAAACGAAGTCGCCGTTCATCATGTTGTTGGTGGGGTTGGCACTCTCCAGAAACTCCACGGACGGGGTGCCGATCAGGGCACCGATCCCGCAGAGGGTGTCGAGCTTTTCCTTCTCGAAGTTCAGGATCGTGTCCTTGTCCTGCGGAGTCATGGGGCTGTCGATCTCGGTTCCGTGATCCAGCTGGAAGCTGTTCGTAATGTGCATGAGCATACGAATGTTCACGTCGAAGATCGCGCGGGCGTCCATGGATCCGTTGTACTCGTAGGCAGCCGTGTGAGGCCCCCAGAGCACCCACTGGCCGCCCCAGAAGCAGGCCGTTGTGATGCCCTTTTCGTTCAGGGTGTTGGCCGTCTGCTGGTCGAAGCCTTTGCTCTTGGCCCCTTCTCCGAAGTATTGGCAGGTTGCCATGATCTCCTTGTTGGACGGGGACTCGAACGGCACGGCGTTGTGGCTCTGGTCTACGCGCAGCATAGTGGCAGCGCCCACGGTGGAGAGGTGGAAGGCCCGGCCGCTGCCGTCCTTCACCTGCGGCCAGTAGACTTTGCTCCGCTCGCTGTTGTAGCCGTGATCCTCGGCCCACTTCTGGGCCTTGGCGATTGTGTCGATCTTGCCGCCCTTGTCGTCTACCAGAGGAATGTCCGCATGTACGAAGCCGTCCCAGTGCCCGTTGAGCTTCTGGACGGTGCTCACCATGGCCCGGTACACTTCGGGGTGGTGGCTCCAGCCGGGTGCCGTCAGGGTGTTGAGCACGGCGTTGAACTTGGTATAAATCAGGGCGGCGGCGCTCAGGCCGGTGTACTCGCCGTCCTCGGTCTGCTGGCCGATAATATCGGCAGGCAGGACGGCCGAGGCGTCCACGGTGTTATAGGTGCAGTTGATACTTTCCGCGGTGCTGTCTTTGAGAAGCTGCACGACGACGGCCGCCTTTGCATAATTGTAGCTCAGGGAGTAGTCCACGCCCTCGGCCATGTCCGCGATCGCGAAGGTGTCCAGAATAATGTCGGAGCTTTCAAACTCTGCCCGGTTGTTCTTAAAGGCCAGTGTCTTGGTGGTCTTTTCGGTGTCCCTATGGGCGGCGGGATCAAGTACGTTCACGACGTAGATCGGCCCCACGTTCCCCACGGTGTTGTCGAAGTGCTCCGCGAACACTTCGCAGAGGGTGAAGTCCTGCCAGTTGGCAGAGTAGCCGAGCTTGGTCTGAACTTCGCCCATGTTCTGAATTTTCAGCGGCATGTTGACAAGATCCTTGTCTGCATAGTCCCGGATCAGGTTCACCGGAGCCGTGCCGATATAAACGGCCACGGCGTCGGCCTGCTGCGCCGAGTTGACTTTGCTGTCGAGGATCTCGCCGTATGCGCCATGTAAATATGCCATAGTCTTGCCTCCTTGTTATAATAAATTTTCGTAGCTTTTCGGCGTTGCAGCCGTCACGCCCGCCTCCAGCGTGAAGGTGATCCAGTTGTGCCAGTAGGGGTAATAGTCCCAGATATTCCCGTCCTCGGTAAAGAGCCCGAACTTGATCCCCTGCTCCTTCACGAGCCGGTGGCCTGCGATATATTCCGCGCTTTCAATCTCGCGCAGCACGAGGTCGGCGAAGTTGAACGAGTCCCTCCAGCCTTCCATATTGCGGGTGTATGTCTGCGCGGCCTTGCCCGTCAGGCGGTAGTAGGAATACCCGCCGAGGGCCGCCTCATTTTTGCGGGGGTGTAAAACCTCCCCGCCGTGCTCTCCGGGGTTCCAGCAGGCGAGGCAGAGCCGGATCTGGAGCCTCCGCTGCCGTTTGAGCAGGTCGTCGCTTCCTTCGGTTAGCTGGACGCAGACGGAGGGGATCGGGGCCCGCACGTTCGGCGGGAGCCGGTCTTTTCCTGGAGTGTAGAGAGGGAAGGCGGCAGGCTGCACATACTCCACGGCGTACTCTTTGTCGTTCTTGTAGTCGTCCGGGAGTTTGAGCTGGATCTGGCTGCATACGTTCTCGTTCAGCCATGCCACCACCTTGTCAATGCTTTCCACCAGTAACATGCCGCACCTCCTAACCGGTTCTGTTTTGGCGTAGCGCCACCTCAATGAGTCCCATGTCCGTGCCGGAGCTTGAAACGATCAGCTCCCTGCCGTCCATGTTCAGCAGCCTGCCCGGCTCCATGTCTGCCGGAAAGTCGGACTCCTTACCCATGAGTAGCAGGTCGGCCTCCACGAGTCCGAGGATCTGCCCTTGTTTGAGCTTCACCAGTTGATCGTTGTCCACCACGACGGGGATCTCTTTCCCTTCGATCCGGTGGAGCTCGGCGAACTCGTCCACATTGAGGAATACGGCGTCAAGATCCTGCCGGATCTGGTCTTTGAAGCTCACCGGCTTATTCCTCCGAGGCTTCGGAGTGCCCGGCTTTTGCCTTTGCCTTCGCAGCCTCGATCAGCTCGATCGCTTCCTTTTTGCTCCGGCACTTGCTGGCGTCTACGCCATACGCTGCAGCAGCCTTGCGGAGCTCTGCCATTTTCATGTTGCTGTACGCTTTTTCCTCTGCGGTTTCCTCCACATAGACGGCCACGCCAGCCTTCACGAGCTCGGCCTCACGGTCAGTAGGAAGGGAGAAGGGGGCCGAGTGCTTCGTCATGGCCTCCACGGCTCCGTTCACTTTCAGCCCGTAGGTGCCCTTTGTCATTCTGATCATAGTCTTTCCTCCTTACTCCGGATCGGCAGCGCCCAGCTCCGGCAGGTCGTCGTCCTCGCCGCCGTCGCCTTCGTCGTGATCCGTATCGTTGCCGGGCGTTACCTCTGCCGCTGTAATGGCGGCGATCAGGTCGGCCTTTTTCTTGCCTTTCGGAGTCACGCCCATGTCTGCCGCGAGCTTTTTCAGTTGGTTATAGTCCCAGCCCTCCAGCTCGGCCGCGTCGAGGTGCCCCGTGGTCTTTTCCGGTTCCTGATTTTCGGGATCCGTGTCAGCGTCAGGATCCTGCGGCGCTTCCAGTGCTCTGCCGGTTACATAGGCAGCCACGCCCAGACGGACGAGGCGCTCTGCCTGAGCCTCGTCACACATAAAAGGGCCGTCCTCCGGCGTTTTCAGTGCGTGGCGCTTGGTGCCGTGTTCGTCCTCGTAGGAAATGCCGCAGCCGCCGCGGGTTACTCTAATTTTAATCATGCTTTCCGCTCCTTTCTGCCGTCTGGCTTAGCTCTGCGTCACCACCGTGGCGGTGATAAACGGGTTTTCATTGTTCGGCATACATAACGGCGCAGAGCTCAGAGTCAGCTCGCGGACGTTGTGCTTTGCGTCGCTGAGATACTTCGGCACGTCCACGCCGGTGTAGGTGTGGAACTCGCCGTCGGACTGCTCCACCTGAGTGATCGCGCCGTAAACAGTGCGGCCAGCAGCGGGAGCGCCCACCGCGATCTTGCCCTTCGGGATAAAAGGCACCACGGAGCCGTCCACTTCGGTGTAGGTGTCCTCATAGCTCAAAACGTCAACCATGTGGCCCTTGATGTTCAGGCGGCAGATCTTGGTTGCGCCGGTCGGGAGCGTTTCAGGATCCACGCCGCCGATCTGGTAGTTGCGGTTGTCGAGCAGCTTCAGGATCCACTCGTTCGCCAGAATAATGTCGGCCACGTCAGGGGCCACGAGCACGTCGCTGGCAGGCAGGCCGCGGGAGGTCAGCATGGAGATCATGGCGGCCATGTCGGAGATCATCTGCTTGCCGGACGCCTCGGTGGTGCTCCAGTTAGCGGACGGGGTATAAATTGCCGGGTTGCTGCTGCCGTCGTAGTAGCGCACCTCGCGTTCCTCGAAGGTGTGCAGGTCGTCCACATACTCGTCCATAATGCAGCCATTGGTGAAAATCACCTGCGAAGCCATGGCCTCCTTGCGGCGCTTATTCATGCCGCGCAGCTCGTCGAGGTCGCCCAGCATGATTACGCCCTGCCTCTGCTCCGGCGTCAGGGTGGTGTAGAGGGCCTCGCCGAAGCCGCGCTTTTTCAGCTCGTCAATGGTGAGGGGACGCCTCGGCGCGATATAGGAAGGCGTGAAGCGCTTCATGGTGTAGCCGTCGCGCAGGATCGTGATCCCGCCCTTGCGGGGAGCGACGAACGGGGACGCCTTCTTGTGCCCCTTCTTGTATTCCACCAGCACGTCGTCGGTGGAGAAAATGTCGGTCGCTGCATTGGTAGGGAAGTAGCGATCCAGCAGGAAGGTGTGAAGCGGGGCGAGCTGCTTCACAGAAGCCAGCAGCGTGTGAGTGTCGTAATAGTTAAAAGCCATTTGTCTGTCCTCCTTCTTAGATTTCCACGGCGTCAGAGAGCAGGATCCCCGCGGTGCGGAGTGCTTCTTTGTCTGCCGGTTTCAGTGTGTAGCCTGCTGCTACGGTGAGCACATTCTCGTTGAAGTGCCCGGTGCGGTATGCGATCGCCACGGCGTCGGCGTCGGTTCCGACTTCTGCGTCCTCCGCGAGCACGCAGTTGGCCGTCAGCGTTTCGTTGGTCGCTGCCGTGGTGCCGAGGATCATAAACTTGCCGTCACCGGCGGTTCCGGCAGAGAGCGCCAGAACGGTGCCGCGCTTATAGGTCGCCGCAGCCGTCGCCTCCTTGCGGATCTTCACCATGAAGGGATCGGTGGGCGGGTACATGTCGGCGATCAGGTTGTCAGGGCCCACATAGCCCAGATTTTCGTCCAGTCTTTTACTCATTATTTCGCGCCTCCTTTGGTCTGGTTGTAGGCGGCGACTACCGCCTGAATGTCTGCCGCGTCCTGTTCGGCCTGCGTGGAAGGTGCGCCTCCGTTGGGTGCTGCGCCCACGCTGGCGGCATTAGAGGCCGCCCCGTCTGCGGCGTAGTTGGTGAGAAACTGCTGGCCCGCCGCTGCGCTCTGCTGCATAACGCGGAAGCAGAGCTCCTGAGCGGTGCAGGGGTTGTCGCCGTACTTGGCGTCGTGTACCATTTTCTGATCCGGGATAGAGGCCGCGATCGAGTCAATGGCAGCGAGGCGCTGGCGCTCTGCCGTCACCGCGTCGGTGGTCTGAGCCGTTGCCGCACCTACGGCGGCCTGCTCGATCTGGCTCACCAGATCAGGCTCCTGAGCTTTCAGTTCTTCGAGTGTCATGTGGTTTTTACCTCCTTCTGGTTTTGCCGCCTTACTGGTCGGCCTTTTATTTGCGGCCGGTCTTGCGGCCGGTTTCGCACTTTTCTGGATCGGGATTGTCCCCGGTATGTTGCGCAGCCCTTCGACGTTGTGGCCTATCCCGTTGACGTAGAGGACTTTCCGGTCGCGGCTCATGCTCATGTCGGGATCGTCCTCGTCCTCCTTGATCGCGTCCGCGAAGCCCTTCTCCAGAGCTTCCCGTCCGGTCATCCACGTTTCCTTTGTCATCATGCTGCGCAGGGTGTCCACGCCGAGTCCGGTCTTTCCGTCGTAGATTTCAGCGACGGCACGCTCGCTGGCGTCCATGCCCTTGATTAGCTGCTTCATGTCCTGAATGTTCAGGGAGTCCCAGAGCAGGACGCTTACACCGTGGATCATAACGAGGGATCCGGGGTAAACGGTCACGGTGTCACCGGCGCACATAATAACGCTGGCGGCACTGGCCGCGATCCCTTCCACGACGACGTTCACCTCTCCGCTGAGCGCTTTCAGGGCGTTGTGGATAGCGATCCCGGTGTAGAGGTCGCCGCCGCAGCTGTTCAGCTTTACGGTGACGCGGCCCTTGTCCTTGACGGTCGCCAGATCCTCCATGAAGCCTTCCGGCGTGATGTAGAGGCCGGGCTCCGGTTCCCCCGTCCACCAGTCAACGGGCTGCTGGCTCATAACGTCGCCGTAGAGGGTGATCTCGCCCTCGTCCTCGCCGACGCTCGCCACGTTCCAGAACTTTGCCGCGGGCGTTGCCTGCGGTGCCGCTGCTGGGCCCATGCGTATGTTGCTATGTTTTATTCTCATTGGCTTGCCCTCCTATGGCTTGTTTTATTTGCTCCCTTATAACGAGGTCGCGTAGGGCATGAGCGCCCCGTCTGCGGGCCGTTTCAGGGTTGTGCGGGTTGTTGTCCCCCTCGGCCGGTTCGTCGCCTTCCTGCGGTTCCTGCGGGCCTTCACCGCCGCCAGACTGGTGCGGATCCGGTGCCTGCCCTCCGAGCTTTTCGTTTTCCCGCTGGAGCTGTTCGACGTTGGCGTCCCACTGGCCGCCGTTGAGGCGGATCGTGCTTTGCTCGTGCGTTGAATAGCCTTCGCTGCACGCGAGGATCTCCGCGGTGATTTCTTTCACCGGATCGAGCTGTCCCTGAGACGGGCCCAGCCACTCGCTGCCGAGATATGCGGCGCGGATCATTGGATTGGTGAAAAAGCCCGGCGCATAGATGCGCCCGCGGGCCACGGCCTCGCTCATCCAGATTTCATAGCAGGGGCGGCAGAAGTCGTCAGCCAGCCACTCCCGGCGCATTTTGAAGGCTTTCCACGCTTCCAGCAGGGCCGCCCGGCTTGCGCTGTATGAGCTGTTGAATTGTTTCAGCAGCAGATCGGCCGGTACTTCCAGAGCCGCGCCCACCTGAGCGCTGATCGCAGCCGCGAACTTGTCGAAGCTGCCGTTCGGGTGCGTCGGGTTTGCAAACTCCACGTCCTCGCCGGGGCCCATGATGTTGACTTGTCCGGGGCCCATGCTGTACTCGTTGGGGCCCTTCGGCTCACCCGGCATGTCGGGATCCGTCTGGTTGAACGGGTTCTCGTCCGTCGGTGCCTGCGTTTTGATGAAGGCGGTATAAAACGACTCCACCACCGCGGCCATGAGCTCGGACTCGGTGTAGCGCCGGAGCTGGAGCAGGGGCTCGATCACCTGCGCGAGATAGCTCACGCCACGGTATTGATCCGGCCGCTCGGTGTCAATCACATGCAGCACGTTGGGGAGCCCGGTGTGTTCCTGATACGCCAGCACGCGGGCCCACGTCGTCGTCGGTGCTCCGATCTCGAATGGGTAATTGCTGCGTATGTGGTAGGCCACCACCATGCCGTCCGCGTCCACCTCCACGCCGTCGTATATCGTGTTGCCGGTTTCCGTGTTCTTTCCGGTGGTGAAGGTTATCGAGCCTCCGGCACCGTACCCGCCCGGCGTTGCGATCCGGTCGGACTCAATCAGGTGTACCCGCAGGGAATAGGGGAGCAGCGGGGTGGTGGCGTATTGCTTAATAATGCCTATGCAGTCACCAGAGAGCAGCCACGACACAAGCGCGAGCTGCTGGAGCCCGTAGAAGTTGTTCATGCCCGTGGCGTCGCAGGCTCTTTTATCGCTGGCCCAGAGGTTGAACTCCCGCTCGGTGGTTTTCTGCCAGCCCTCTGCCTGCTCTGCGGTGAGGCCCAGCACTTCGCGATCGATCCTGCTTTTCAGGCGCAGGCCGACGCCTACCACGTTTGTGCGGTTGGTCTTGATCGCGGAGGTGGCGACGGGTGCGGCCATGTATAACATGCGGGCCCGCTGCCTCATGGTGAAGTTGTTGAAGTCTATGTCCTCATGTGCGGAGCCGCTCGGAGCGTTGAAGCCCTTCACGGCCCGCTTTCTCCAGCTGGCCCCGGCCTCCCCGTAGCCTTTATTCTGCGGGCGCACACTGTCGGGCAGATACATTCCCATTTTTTTGTCGTACCTGATTTTTCTCACCTCCTTGTCATGGATTAAAAAACGGCAGCAGCCGAAGGGATAAAGGAGCAGAAACTCCCTCCGGCCGTGCCGTAGTAAAGCCGGAGGATCCGGCGTTTACCCTTACCAGTCATGCGGGACTACGCCCAGCGCACGGCGGGCACTCCCGCCCGCCAGTTCTGCCTCCAGCTCCCTGATCCGGGCGCGGAGCTTTTCGATCATGTCCTGAATATCTTTCAGGGCCGTGCTGTAATGTTGAAGATTGCGGGAGCCGATCCCATAGCTCTGCACGCCGTTTTTGTCCAGCATGTCGGCCTCGCGTTTCAGATAAAGGGCCAGACGCTCGCGTGTCTGCGTGAGCTCGGCCTGAATTGTTTCTCGTTGCCTCATGGCGTTGCCTCCTTACCATTCGTCAAATAGTTGCGCCGCTGCGTTTGTCCGGCGCTGCTGCGGTGCTGCAGCACGTTTCGGCCGCGGCTGTTCTGGCAGGCTTTTGAGCCTGCGCTCCACGGCCTCCATGTCTGGGTTAATGATACGGAAGCCGCCCAGCGCATAGTTGCGGCAGTCGAGCGCCTCGTTGCGCTCATGGCCGGGGATCTTCACCCACGCCCAGCTATTGCCCCGCTTTGTCTGCGTGAGCTCCAGCTTTTCAGACAGCAGGCCGTTGAAGTAGTACGAGTCGTAGCCGTAGGACTCGCCCCGCGGAAAATGGCAGTATTTCGCGCCGGGTTCCTGCACCCGCACGTTTGACATGATCGCCTCCTTGCCAGCGTCCACGCCGAAGGTGTAAAGCCAGCACTTGCCGATCACCTGCTCGTTTACCACGATCTTGACTTTCGAGGGCGGCGTCACGAAGGGGATCCCGTCGCCGCCTTTTCCCTTGATAGCAAAAACGCGCTTGTTTTTCCGGGCCCGGCAGCGCAGGCGCACCTCTTGGGTATAGTGGCCGCCTTCGTCCACGCAGGTGATTGAGATCCGCAGGCCGCGCTTGCTGTCCTTGAAGCGGTACACATGCTCGATCACGTCGTCGAGCTGCTGCCATACGTCGTCGGTGTCCGGTTTCCCCATGATGTAGCCTTTTTTTATGCCCCACGTTTCGCCGTAGTAGCCGTGGCCCACGACTTCGTACTCCAGCCGGTTGTCCTGCGTGTCCACGCCGCAGGTGAGTACCAGCACGCCCTCCGGCAGTTCCACCGGGGAGCCGTCGGCATTGGTGCCGTAGTCCTCACGGCGGGCCAGCATTGTGTCCTCGTCGATTGTGCCGCCGCGATCCTCCCAGAGCTCGCCCAACTTGGTGTTGTAGACGACTTTCAGCTTTTGCGGGTTGTCCTTGGCTCCGAGAAATTCAAGAATGATTTTCTCCCACGGCGTCCACGGGGACGAGAAGGCGTTCAGCCAGAAGGAGCGCACGCCGGTGGCGTATGCCTCCGGGTTCTCGGCGATCCATTTTGCAGGCTGCCGCCGCATGGTTTCCTCCGGTATAATGCAGCCGCAGTTAGGGCAGGCCCATGTGATCGGGCCGTTTATGGTGTAGATTTTCTTCCCGCGCACCTTTTTGACGGTGTGCTCATAATGGATCCGGTCAAATATGATTTCGCCATACTCGCCGCACTCCGGGCATTGGTGGCACCAGCGCTCTTGCGTGCCCTTGTAGTAGCTGTCCTCAATGTTCGAGGCTCCCTTTATTGTCGGGGTTGATACCTCAACGGCTTTCGCGTTGTAGAATGTGGTTTGTCTGGCCTCTGCCAGCGCCCACGGATCGCCCTCGGTTCCGGCGCTTATGGCCCAGCGGTCGCGCTCGTCGCCTATGATGTAGCGGGCCGGAGTGGAAGCCAGCGCGGAGGCGCTGTTTGAGCCGGTGATCGTCAGCATACCGCCCGGAAAAGACTTTTGCAGGATCGTGTTCCCGGAGTCCCTCGTCTTTACGTCCGACACTTTCGCCCGCAGCGCCCGGCTGTCCCGTATCATGGGAGCGATCCGGAGGCGCGAAAACTTGCGGGCGTCCTCCAGCGTCGGCTGCACAAAGAGGATAGAGCCCGGATCTTGGTCGATAATGTACGCGATTATGTTCAGTTCAAGCTCAGACTTTCCCACCTGAGAAGCCGCCACCATAACAATTTTTTTCACCTTTGGATCGGTGAACGCTTCCATAGGCTCCCGGAGGTAGGGTGTGCGCGACGTGCGCCACGGGCCTGCCTCTGCGGAGGTTTCCGGCGATAGGCGGCGGTGTCTATCGGCCCATTCTGCCACCGTCAGATCCTCCGGCGGTTTGAAGTTCTGGACGGCCGGAGCTATGGCTGCGTTGAGCTTCCTTGCGGCTTTTTTAGTCGTCGGCTTCATCTGCGAGCGCTTCGCCCCAGCCTTCGCGATCCCTTACCCGCCGCTGATAAACTTCGGGATCGTATTGATAGCCCGCGAGCTCGTTCAGGATTTTGTGACACTCGGCGCGGATCAGTGCCGAGGCTTCGTTCGCGCTGGCCGCCTGCGAAACGTCCATAGCGAGACGGCCGGGCAGCGCCATTATCATGCTGCGGACAGTGAACACGAGATCGTTTGTCATGGCCTCCACGTCCTCGCTCCGGTGCATTTTCCCCTCCAGCTCTTTGAGCTGCATTTCTGCGATCTTGGCTTTGCTCTGTTTCAGGTCGGCCTCGGCCCGCAGTTTGTCGGCTTCGGCTTTCGCCGTGTCAGCCGTCTTTGCCTCCTTGCCGTTGGCCCGTTCCCGCAGGTGCTTTATGTATGCCTTGACGGTCGGCAGCAGGTCGAACTTGTACGGACGAGTGGACGCCGCAGGAAGGACGCCAGACTTTGCGAGCTGCTGCACCCGTCGCTCGTCGAGGTCAAAAAGTTTTGCTATTATTGCGGTGGTTTGCAGGTTTTGTTTCGGTGCTTCGGCCATGGCGTCACCTCCTTTCTGCGCGGCTGGCGAAACGAAACGGCCTGAAAAAAAATTCCTGAGCCTGCTCGTCTTTTGGGCTCGCAAGCACCGCAGGGCTTTTGCGGGCTTCACAGTACCTTGCGCGGCTGCTCGGCGCGGGCTCGTTTGCCCCTTGGCCTTGTGTGCCCCGTGGTGGCCTCTGTGTGGCCCTCTGGCGGCCTTTGTGGCCGGTGGTGTGGCTCTGCTTGCCCTCGGCCTTTGGTGCCCGTGTGCGGGGCTCTGGCGGGCTTGTGTGGGGTGGTCTTGGTGGGCTATCTCATGGCCCGCTCTATGTGGTGGTTGAAGCGCTCGCCCAGCTTGGTGTTGATTGTCTGCTCGATTGTCTCGCGGGCTCTGCCGTCTATCATTTGCGGCACGGATAGAGTGCGCACGGCCTCGATCGGCTTGCGGTCGTCCCCGCTCTTTTGGTAGGGCAGCACGACGCCACCGCGCCCGGCGGTCAGGAAGGTGTCGCTGCTCATGGCTGAGCGCTGGCCCTTAATGATTGTCGCCTTTATGGTGTAGGGCTTCGGCGGCCGTACCATAGCCACGGGTGAGCCTGCGGCTATAAGCTGGCCGGGGATCCGGATCGGGTTCTTCTGTTTGGTTGTGGGTGCCTGCTTCGGGCTCATTTTGAAGTGAAGCGGCGTCAGGGTTCTGCCCTTATACTCCAGCGTTGCCCCGTCCACGGATATGCCCGCGACTCTGATTGAGGTATGTCCGCGGCTTGGCCGTTTGGCTGCTTCCTTTATGGCGGCAGCGTCCACGCCGTAGTGCTCGCGGATCCCCTTTGATACCCAGCCGGGCCCTCTGGTTGCGAAGTCCGACACGGTGCGCTTGATTGCCACCTCGCCGCCGTCCCGTAGCTTCTGGAGCTTTTTCACAATGTCGCCCGCTCCAGAATGGGATACGGTAAAGCCATCCCTTGTGTGCCGGTCCGGGCCCGCGTTGAATAGGTCGCTCATGGTGCCCGCCTCCTTTCTGGTGCATGTGAAAAGCCGCCCAGAGGCGTGAGTGCTCTCCAGACGGCTTTCGCTATTGTATAGGGTAGCACTTTGGGTTTATCCCTTTCAATCCCCTTTTATCCCTTTTTATCCCTTTTTGTCCCCCGGCCTTTCCACAATGCTGCCGGGTGATGTGCATAAAAAGGCCCGCCTCCGGCCGCTTGGTGGCTTTTGGCGGGCTTTTTACTCGCTTTCTTTTGTCTGGGCGTATATCTTCGCCAGAGCTTGAAGGGCAGAGCCGTGGAGCTTGAATGTCCGTTTCAGGTACTTGTCGGCCTTCTCGGCATAGTCTGGCTCCCCGCTGAATAGGGCCGCGCATATCGGCCACCATTTCACATGGTCGAGGTAGTGCATTTCTATGACGGTCTGCTCGTCCGGCCGTTCCATTTGCTCGATCATGTCCTCCAGCTCTTTGCGTTCTGCGGCTTCATCTGCGATCATGTCCCTGATCGCCTGCTGGAGCTCCAGCTTTTTGAGGACTTGCCGCTCGGTCTTGCTGGAGCCGTCACCGCCCCCGCTCGGTTCCCCGGATAGGTTCGGGCTCGAAGGTGCGCCCATGACGGACTCCAGATACTCCAGCCGCTCGATCTGGTTATCAATCCGGCGCTGGAAGGCCGCGTAGTGCTCCAGCTTTTGCTTGATCGCGTCGGTTTCCTTTGGCTTTTTGGTCTGGCTCATGGGCTCGCCTCCTTCCTGCTGCTATTCCGTGAACATTTGCTCGAATTGCTCACGGGCCAGCTCCTTGCCCTTCCTGATTAGCCGGATCCCGGTCGTTTTGCCGGTCGTCTTTATGTAGCGGCGCACGATCACGTCCACAAACCGGGGCTCCATTTCCATGATGAACGACGCTTGCCCGACACTTTCAGCGGCGATCAGCGTCGTGCCTGATCCTCCGAATGTGTCGAGCACTCCCTTGGCCCAGTCCGTATTGTCCAGCAGCTTCTCCAGTATCTCCAC